TGCCTCCGTTGTCACTAAAATACAAAACCAAGGCGTTCATAGACGGAAAGGACGACATTGGAAAGTCCAATCGCGTCTTGGAAATAAAAAATGGGCAATACATTCGCGGCCAACTAGACAAGGGGGTGCTAGGAGGCGGGACGAAGGGGTTAATCCAACGCACGTGCAATGATTTCGGCAACATGCATGCGTCGCAATTTATCGACGATTTGCAGAACATTGTGACGGAATACATGAAGTCGAGCTCATTCAGCGTTGGAATCAGCGATTTGATTTCCGACGCGAAAACGAACAATGCAATCGTTGAGGTTATTACCAAGAAAAAGACGGACGTGAAAAACCTGATTGATCAAACTCAACTGGGTATATTTGAGAATAATACTGGCAAGACCAATGTGGAGGAGTTTGAGACGCAAGTCAATAATATCCTGAATAAGGCATCCTCTGAGGCGGGCAAGATAGGTCTTGAGAGTTTGGACAAGGACAACCGATTTGTTGTGATGGTAAATGCGGGGTCCAAGGGCAGTGACCTCAACATCTCCCAAATGATTTCCTGCTTGGGTCAACAGAACGTGGATGGAAAGCGTATTCCATACGGGTTCGATCAACGCACATTGCCGCATTTTGCAAAGTATGACGACTCCCCTGGCGCGCGTGGGTTTGTTGAGAATTCCTACATCAACGGCCTGACCCCACAAGAGTTGTTCTTTCATGCAATGGGTGGTCGTGTTGGTTTGATTGATACTGCTGTCAAGACATCTACTACGGGATATATTCAGCGTCGATTGATTAAGGGTCTTGAAGACCTCATGGTTGGTTATGACATGACCATTCGCACCAATAAAAATAAGATAGTGCAGTTCAGCTATGGCGAAGACTCGATTGACACCATCAAGGTAGAAAACCAAATGTTGCCGATTGTGACTATGAGCATTCAGGACATCTACGCGCATTATGCGCTGCCTGAGGAGACTGCCAAATCAAAGGAGCTATCCCAAATGTTTCTAAAGCCCACCATGACGCGTTACAAGAAACAAAAGGATGCCATGCTTGAAAAGTGCAAGTACTATACGGACTACATGATTAATATCCGCGCAAATATCATCAAGTATGTGTTTAAAAATAAGGGGGACAACGTAGTGAATTGCCCGGTCGCCTTTGCATATATTATTAGCAATATTCAAGGCCAACAAGGCATCAGTAGCAACTCCATGGTGGACATTACGCCATTGGAGGCCTTCGGCATGATTGAAAAGACATATGAACTCTTGGAAAAGAACCACTATGTAAAGCCGACCGAGTTGTTCAAGACGCTGTTCTACTACTACTTGTCGCCGAAAGACTTGTTGTTTGTAAAGCGTTTTAATCAGACCGCGTTGGTAGTATTGTTGGATACGATCGTTCTTACATACAAGCGGTCGGTTGTCGCGCCCGGTGAAATGGTGGGTATGATTTCAGGTCAATCGATTGGTGAGACTAGTACCCAGATGACCCTCAACACATTCCATTTTGCAGGTGTTGCAGCCAAATCAAATGTTACCCGTGGTGTGCCAAGAATCGAAGAAATCCTGTCATTGTCTAGTGAACCAAAAAATCCGTCCATGACCATTTATTTGAAGAAAGAGGATGAGACTGACCGCGAAAAGGCGCAAGTAATCATGAACATGTTAGAGCATACCAAGTTGATAGAAATCGTCGGGTCAGTTGAGATTTGTTTCGACCCAGACAATCTAACTACGCTCATTCACGCCGACCAGTCTACGCTAGAACAATATCGCGCCTTTGAAAATATGATGGACGAATGCGCAAATATTGAGGCGACTAGCGAAGAAGACGCGGCGAATCAAAAATCAAAATGGATACTTCGCATGGAGATGGATGCAACGACCATGTTGGAAAAGAACATTACGATGGATGATGTGAACTTCACGCTGACAAATTGCTACGGCGACGATATCTCATGTGTGTATTCGGATTATAATGCAGATAAGCTGGTATTCCGTATTCGTATGAATAACATTTTGAAACAAACTGGATCGCGAAATGCCGGTAAGAAGAATCTAAATCCGTTGGACCAATCTGACCAGATTTACCTGCTTAAGAATTTCCAGGACCAGCTACTCAACAATGTTGTTTTGCGAGGCGTCAAGCGGCTAAACAAGGTCATTTTGCGCAAGATTAAGGACAATGTTATTGAGGAAAACGGCGCATACAAGAAGCGCGATATGTGGGTGCTGGACACAGTAGGAACGAATATGATGGACGTTTTGGCGTTGGAGTACATTGACGCGTCTAGATCATTTAGCAATGACATAGTTGAGATATATAACGTGTTGGGCATTGAAGCCGCTCGTCAGGCGATTTATAATGAATTGGTTGATGTGATTGAGTTTGACGGCACGTATATTAATTATCATCATTTCAGCATTCTTTGCGACAGAATGACCTTCACAAATAAAATGATATCGATATTTAGGCATGGAATCAACAATGACAATATCGGACCAATTGCCAAGGCGTCGTTTGAAGAGACACCTGAAATGTTCTTGAAGGCGGCTAAGCATGGTGAACTAGATACATTCCGCGGCGTGTCTGCGAATGTAATGTGTGGCCAAGAGGGATATTTTGGCACAGGTGCGTTCCAGGTTGTGTTGGACATGGAAGAAATGTCCAAGCTAGACGAGATTATTCGATACGAAAATCCTGAAGATGTGGCGGCTGTGAACGAGTCGATTGATAAGGCGTTTGGTGGCGTTGAGAGCATAGACGCACCATGTAGCACAAACCATCTAGTTATTCAAAATAACGTGGTGAGTATTAAAACAAGTGAACTGGGTGGGGACAATGAATACAACCCAGGATTTTAATTGATTTGTTGGGTGGCAGTTTCGGGAGCTGCGTTCAGAATAAAAATGTGCAAAACAAAACAAAACAAAACAAAACAAAACAAAACAAACCAAAAAATAATATAAATATTTTATTTTATTTTTATAGTGATAATATATAATGGAGTCAAAACATCATTGTACAACATGCACTAAACCATGCACTAAGGAAACTTGTTCAGCATGGTTTGTACAATGCCCGAAGCCGCCCCCATGTGAAACGTGTGTGAAACCTTTGTATGAGATTATAACTTTTTGTAATGCAAACGAAAAAGAATTTAATGTTATTATAAATTCGAAATATTTGCGTATTCAAGGATTTGTTTTGGCGTTTGTAGATGAATGCCGCAACCCGATTATTTTTGATGATTGTAATAGCTTGATGAAAATAGAAAGTATTACGCCATATCCAAATCCATACCCTTGTCAAGGTCCTCCCACGTGTGATTATTACAGAGAGATTTGCCCATTCGCGAATAAAGATTATTATACTTACACCATACAAGAGCATAACTGCATGCCGATAAATCCTGCATTGTGGTCATACTATGTAAATGTAGACGTGCCTTTAAAATTATCGTTCAAATTAAATTATAACTATACTGGAAATGTATTTTTGTACATAAACATGTTTGTTGCACAAGAACATTGTGCGTTAAAACTAGAACCGATTATTCGCAACTGCATAAAAAGCGACCAAGAATTGAATTGTGTGAAAGACCCGTTTTGGTGTGGGTACATTTCGTGGATGACGGATTTGGAAGAAATGCATGATTGCTATCCTCCAGCCAACTACGATGACGATTATCCGTATAACTATTGAAAGGGTTTAAATATAATTCGCGTATCATATGAAGAATGGTTACCGCATTTTTATTTATTATGCAAAAGTATTTTATACTCAAAGAACATGACATTGAATTACCATTGAAACGCTATTTAACTTTCAATGAAAAAATGGCTATAAGTACGAAAATTTGTCAGAATGAATCCTTGCCGTATAATGAAAGCATCGCAATATATAATTATTATCAATTTATGATGTATTCGGTATATGATCCAGCTAAATTCATTTGTTGTAAATTTAAATTATTGCGAGACGGGCTTGAGAATATATTTTATACTGACCTAATAAAAAATGCGCATACAAAGATATTTTATAAATTACAAAAAGTATATAGATGCATGTGTAGGCTGGCATTTATATACAAATTTAAGCGTGCCAAACTACAAGTGACAACCGACCTTCTATTGAACGATTTGTCGCCCAATGACAAAAACGTACTGACCATTTTTGATTCAAATAGCAAGTATTTATTTTCACTGACTGATTTGGTAAATATATTTTATACGTCGTTGTGCAATTCAGTGTATTTTATTCCTTCAGCCGTTGCATGCAAGAACCCCTATAATAATCTTCCATTTTCAAAGGCGAATTTATATAACATTTATTTTTTTATTTTACGGAATAAAGTAAAGGTGCCTGTAATCATTGAAAACTATTTTATGTGTAACTTTAGTTTGCGTCGGTTTCAGTTTGAAAATAAACGCCTAATTCACGAAATTTCAATTGAACGTTATGTAAATAATAGTCCTCCTACTTATTTATATTCAAGCATAACAGATATGATGTATGAATATAATCAAGAGAGGCCGAGATTGAAGATACATCCAGAGTTTCCTGTAAATAAGCTAGTTACTATAATGCGACCTTATTTGCTATTATATTACAAAAGCAAATATTCAGGCGTTAGGGCCTTAAATAACAAAAACCATTTATTATTGAGTAAAAAAATGAGGGAATTTAAAAAGTTCAATCCGAAATTTGGACAGAAAAACAAAGCAACAAGTAGTATTGGTTCTATGTGGATAAGTCAACCAGTTGCGGTTACTTTTAACGAGAGACATATAATATATAGCTTACGCAACGAAGACGAATCTACCTTTGAAAAGTCGCATTTATCCGTTGATGCGTACAATACCGATGAGGACGATGACGACTCTGATGACGATGATGATACTGATGAAGAAGATCTTGGTATGCATTATTGAGTTGTTGTTTAGTTGTTTATTAAATATGTAGTATTTTTTTCCATGTTTTTATTCGGTCTATTGCTTGATTATGAAGTGAAGGATAGTGTGTTAAAGCATAATCCGTTCTAAATAAGTTGTCGTCGCCATGTCTAAATACCCGATTCTCAAATAATTCTTCTGCTTTATAAAACGAATCTTTGAAGTTGCCATGATTCACTTTCATGTGATATATCATGCATCTATCAAAATCATATGCCGTTAGCAAATCGGCTTCTCTAACAACATGATATGCGCGTTGATAAATACCCAAATCGGGAAACCCGTCTTTTTTTACTTTGGAATAAGACATGGTAGTAATAATAGAAGCAATCGCGGCACTTTCAGCGTGTGTAATAGTATAATTCAAAAATGCGTTAATTTCAGCAAGACCTTCGGCTTCGTCCATATATTTTTTGTCGCACATATCGTGTAATGTCGCCGCTATATAAATGATTTTTTTATGCGCAATGATAGACAGATTTGTCTGCAATTCCGTCTCATAAATCGCGTGGGCAAAATGCAGAACATTCATACTATGTGATATATTGTGCGTTTCATCAATCTTGTACTTGATAGAAGTTTCTAATATAAACTGGAACAAATCGTTAAATAATTCCATCTGCATAATGTTATAATATAATAATACTTTACATTAAAATAAAGGATTATTCATTCCAAAGGTGTGTATTTTTCTCGTTTAAAATTTGGTTATTTGTTTTTTGGCAAATTAACTTGATCAACGTAAGTTTGACTAATTATCGGTTTCGCTTCGTCGTAGCTATTATATTTTATAAACTTATTTTGCTTTGTGGGAACCAATTCTTCAAAGTATTCTTGTGTAATCAATGATTGCAATATGATAAATTCGTCGTCATACAAATTATAGTCGACTTTTCCAAAAGACAAGTAGGTTTGTTTCTCAAACATGAATGATTTGATTCGGTTATACCGAATTAGCTCATCTGCCATTTTCAAAAAGTAATTCTTTTCATTGTCTGACCTGGTTAATAAATTCTCTTTGGGAATGATTAGCTGGCATTTACCATTGATAGTAAAGGCGCACAAGGGTGCATTTGCGTTGCATTTATCCGCCGTTTTATACATTGCACAAGTAGTCATTTCATTTATGAGTTTGTAATCGTAGTCCTTGACAAATATAACCATATCATCTACTAATCTATGAAGGAGTTCGGTAGTTCTCTTTAATTTTTCACTATATATTGCAAACGGAGACTTGGTTACATCTTCAATGTCTTCTCGGAGTTTCAAATTAGAATAATCATTCAACAACATGCGAATGGTGGTACGAAACAATTGGTAGAGGCTTGTTTCTAGTTTGATTTTTTTCACGTAATTCTCTCTTTCTTGGTCTATCTTGTTTGACATAGTTATAATAGAATCACTGGATATAAGTGAGGTCGCGTCCTTGTTTACAACATAATTATTGTCCCGTATTTCGCGCAGCGTGTCATCTTTAATTTCCGACACGGGCATTGGCACCGAAAGTTGAACGAATTGATTTGTTTCAGTCAAGACTCCTACAACCACTTCGTCTTCGATTATTTTGAAAATAGGATTGCACGGAATTTTGCCATATGTATTTTTATAGACATTTTTCAAAAATGCAATAGTCTCGTTATACGGCTTCCAGATGTTTGGTTCCATCATAAACGTATAATCAACTCTGGGTATTAGTGCTGAGGGGTAACAAGGTATAAATCCGCTTGTAATCGTTGGCAAAGACGTCTCTGCAATTATTCCAATGACTTTCCCTTGATAATTTACAACTTGATTACGAATGACATAGTTATTCTCGTTCAAAATATTCACTAGGTCTTGCAATATCATCGCATGCTTCGCTTTGTATACCTTTGGCATGCTAGCAAATGGCGCGCACATATTTTTATAATATGGTTTAATAACGTAATCAAACAGATATTTTATTTGTTCGGACAATCGAGGGTCTTGTTCTCGGAATAACTTACCAACGTACAGAACATCTTCTTTGCTTTTCGGATTTTTTTCGGTTTTATAAGTGTATATTGGCTCAAAATATTCGTCTTGATGAAATAATATCAGCGTTGGTTTTACTGGGTCATATATCACGCTATTATAGTGGTTCGTAGGGCATATTAAATTTACATTATCTGTAATATCATTGTTTGCAACTTCCAATATGACCAAATTGATTCCCTCTTTAAAAAGTGCCGGATTTGGAGTAGATATGATATCCCACAAATAGGTATAGTCTATCACGACGTCGGCATTAGTCAAATAAGCAATGAAATTTTCAAAGGCGTTGCAAACCTTGATAAAAAACGGCATTTCGTCCTGTGATAATTTGGAATAAAGCACCGAGTTGGTGTACTTGGGGTTCTCTGCATTGGGTGTTTTCTTTGGGTCGTAGAAATCTGTCACTAAATTTCCGTTTTGATAAGTAATAAAATTATCAATGTTCAACGTCGAAATAATCGTTTCTTTCATATCCTGAATAGATACGAAATCTTCTCTTGTGTAATAAATCGCATCGGATATACAAGCGATGAATGACTGGGTCTTACTTATTTCAACCCCATGACGCAATAAACAAGTGTTACCTACTTTGCACGCAGTATTTTTCTCTCGTAGTAATTGTTGGATCGCAGGTGATAAATATCCCCATCGATTTATCGCTAGCGGGAACTTTCCCGGCCCTTTTATATATTGGTCCATATCGTTCGCATTGGGTTTGGCGGGTTCTTTTCCAGCACATATTTGTTTTCTACCAATCAAGGACGGAACATTCCATTTTGCAAAACAACAAGGTAAACAAAGACCATCTGGATGGCTATCTGTTAAAAATCCTGGATATTGCTTATGATTGTCCTTGTAATCTTTCGGATTATTGAATTCATAAATATATTTACCCCTTGGCACAGATTTGGCGTCCATTGGAATGATTTTATCTTTCAATCCTTGTCGCTCAATCTCTTCAGGTGTAATAATCGAATCGGTTCTTAAATCCCAATAACGCGGGCAAATATAATAAAACTGCTTATCGGGCTGAGAGCCGTATTTAATAATATCACTATCTTCATTTAAATAGCCAGGATGGTCGCGCTTAATTTTGTTCAATTCTGCCTCGGTTAATATCACTGGCTGACGTCGTATGTTTTGAGGACATGTGCGTGAATAGGAGTTATACTTGCCTTGTTTTTCTGTCAAAATTAACACAGGGTCTCTCTCTTCGATTCTAGTTTGAAAGTGATATGGGTTGTTTAATTTCATGCCGTCTACATTTTTTATAATAGTTGGTGAGGGTCCTTGTGAGGGAGTGGGTGTGGGCGTGGGTGCGGGTGCAGTAGCGGATGCAGGTGCGGGCTGAGCTGCCGAATCATCTTCCATCTCTCCCAACTCTTCTTCTTCTGCTTCTTCTTCGTTCTCTCCTGAACTTGCACCTCCGCGAGTCACCTCATCCTCATCCGATTCTTCCTCATCCGATTCTTCCTCGTCGGCATCAACATCATTAAAAAATAAGCTTAATGCATTGCCTACTTTTGCTTCTTCCTCCTCCATATCAAACATGATATCCTCGTCTGCTAATACAAGCCCCTCAACCGCGTCCTCTTGGTCTGCATAAGACATTTCGTGTGTAGGAATTATATCATCATAAACAATATCTACAACCTCTTTACCCGAGCAAGTATCTTGAATCTCCTTTATAGGAACCAGCGTACTCATTTCATCTTGTGTCAATCTCACCAAGGTATCCAAATAAATTGGAATCGTATCTAGATATGCGATATCATTAATATTTTCAACATGGATGGTAATATCGCTTGATATCTGATTGAACGATACGAGCACCTTGAAGCCTGGATTCACCTTTATTTCGGCGACGCCCTTCTTTGCACCACGCTCAATTTGCAATTCGCTTGCCATTTTACCAAGCAACATAACCGCGTCCTTCTCTGACAAATCTTTATAGTTTTCTAATAATGCCTCTATTATTTCTACGTCTCGCAATCCGTCCTTTTGTTGCTCAATCACAAATGCTTCCATGCTGGACATTTTATTAAAATTGGCGACGCGTTTAAAACGCATAACAAGACCCTTGGCAATATCGTCTGATTCTATGATAAATATGTTTGATACACATCCCCTCAGTTTTTTAATGTCAAACGCGTTATTTATTCTAACAACAGATTGATATTGCATATGTTTTATTTCAATGTTTTTGTGTTTTAATGTATCAAATAAACTCATCGAATATCCATTTTGTTCAAAATACGATTTAATTATTTCTAGCACTGGATTTAACTTATCGCGCAACAACTGCTCTATTTCAACCTCATCGACGATTTGTTCAAATTCAGAATAAAACGTAATATCCCCGTTCTCTTCGAATTCGCAGGTACCATTTATATCATTGATATAGATAGAGACCGACTTGTTCCGCCCCACAAGTTTAATCAATTTGAATATCATTGCCTTGGATAAATAGGGGATTTTTCTGCCGTTTAATGCTGTTTTATCCGCATACATTCGGAGCATTTTGTCTTGTCTGGTTCCAGGATTATATTTAATGAATGGTGACATTTGAGTTGCGTGCATTATCTTGAAGATGATATCTATCGGAATCCTTACTTTGTATTCTGGATGAATGACAAATTTGATTGACTTGATTCCGCGTTTTTTATAACCTAGCTCACTTGTCCGAAGTTTAAATACATTGTAAAACAAGTCAACACCTTTAAACTGCGCTTCAGTATACATTTTTTTGCCTTTTTCAATCAATTCCGCGCTATGCTCTTGTAATGATTCAATCGAGTCTATCTTTTTATCATACAAAAATGGATAATACAATTGGATCGTTAGTTGGTCGTTTTTATATTCTAATACGTTATTTGCAGTGCACAAGTAAATATTATTTGCTACTATTTTACCCGTATTCAATAATAAATGACTATTTAATGTTGTCATAGTTTTGCGAATGTTGCGTTCAATCATCGCATCATATTCAACTACTTGAAATGGATTACATATAAACGGATATTCGTTTTCTACTATGAAAAACTTTTGCCCTAAAACCTTGTTCATCATAAATGTATTCCCGTTTAAATTAAGCGCTAATATATCATCGTATGTGTAGACTTCTTTATCGGGTATGTCAAACTTTACAGGGAGACCCTTATCATCGCGCACTATATTCAGTAAAAAATTGTCTAGCCGGATTCGGTTCAGCCGTATTCGCTTATTTTGAGTAAGATTTTGATAGATGGTGTATGCCGACAAGGTCTCTTCTTTCATACAAAACAAGTATATCTCTTCCAATGCAAACGTATTTTGGAATTCGTGCATTATTTTGGATTTTATCACGCCAATAGTATCGTCGGTATGAATTGACTGGTGTGAAAAAATGACTGGAATCTTTTTCTTTGGATTCAAAATAGCGTCCATTTCTTCTTGGTTAAATATATCTG